TTAGAAATTGAACTTTTGATCGAAGTGCACCACATTAAAGCGACGCATGATAGGTCCGAGGGCTCCTTCGGGGTCGTCTCCCCAGATGTCTCGAGGGTGGTAGTTTGATGTGATTACTATCCTTTTAGGTCTGATCTTACCGGTAGTTCCTCCTTTTACTTCTCCTGAGAAGGGATATCGGTCGGCCCAGAGCTTGAGGTGATGAGCGAGGACGTTGTGGTTCTTGTCCCATTCTTCAATGAGGACAGTGTCTTCGTCGTTGTAGCCACACCACCATTTGTTGGCAGCTTTGAGGTAGGCATCAGGGTAGTCAGTTCGGGCCTTATAGGACTTGCCGGTACCCGCTGGGCCCCAAAACCATAGATGAGGTAGGTCACCATCTAGAGCATCGGGGGGATGAAGCTTGCGTCGTTCTTCCTGAACGAGGATCCGGGCATTGTGAATGGCCTTCGCATGTTGAGGGTGGAGTTCGCCAGTGAGAATTAGTTCTTCGATCGGGGCAGTCATGAGCCGGGCATTCTTTTCGGCACGGGCAGCAATGGTCGAGGCGCCACCGTTAGTCTTTGTAGGGGTACCAAACTCTAGGAAGTCTCCTTCCTTAGAGCAATACGTCTTGTTTTGTTCTTCGTTGCCTTTGGCTGCCTCCCAGTGAGCAGTGGGGTGAAGCTTCTTCAATGCTGTAAGCCTAAGCTTCTTCTTGTATTGGACGTATCCTTGGAGGTGAGGGGTTCCTTCTTCTCCGACCTCTCGGCCGTAGATGAGATACTTGTAAGGCATGTCCTGGAGCTTTTGCTCGTCAAGGACGGTGTAGTTGTTCACTGTAAAGCACCAGTTGAGTTGGTAGGACATGTTGCTTGTTGGGTGGGATGGAAATGAGAAAGTGATCCAGGTTAGGGCTAAGGTAATACTGTACTTAGCCCGGATCACTTTTTTTGACTTGAAATTTGTATAGACTTTTACCTTCATTCTCCGGAGAATGATTGTCTTTTTTTGACTTGGTTTTTGTATAGTATAGTAAAGTCTAGTCTAAAAATTTTGACTTGAAGTTTGTATGAGAATTGAAACAAGAATTTGAGAATTCTGGAAGAAAATTCTTTTCTTAAAATTAAAAATTAAAATGTTGTGTCTTGCCCTTGCTCACGCAAGGGCGCTTTTTTTTTGCTAATGTCATGG